CCACGAGCACAGTTTTGTCCCGTGGGTTCGGCTAAAGTAGCCGCGTCCACCGGCAGCTTGGCTCGCCAGGAAGCGGAAACATTGTACACTTCGTCAGTGTCTAACGCCCCAGCGTCCCGTAACGGGTAGCCACAACCTTGGTCACAGCAGTTCTTTACCTGTCCTTCAAAAACAGACATTCGCGAGCGCCACCAACCGGGCAGGGCCGGAATGCCGTTATTAGTCCCTCGGATACCGTCTAGTGCAGCAGCTACTTCACAAAAGTACGCAAACGCCTTACCCTCTCGTTGTACTATTGCCCCAGACCAGTCCCTGTTAATGTCGCAGCGCTCCCGTATTGCTGGCCACTGTTCGTCCGTAACGCCCATATCGCGCCGGTCAATAAGAATAGCGGAGTGCTTTGCGGCTTGGTTCACGCTTTGCGGTATTACCCGGCCAGGGAACCAAAAGTCCATTTCTTCCGCTGCTACGGGATTTGCGTGGGCGTTAAGGTTTAAACCCCCCGCGTTAAAGCGGCCCTTACCTCGCCCGAACGTCTCTGCCGCAACTTGGCCGTGTTTAAACAACCGGTTAGTCCACAAACCCCGGTGTTCCGGAGCGATGTGCTTACTAATAATCTTGCACAGCTCCGGAAACTGCGGGTGCACCGAAGGGTTCCCACCAAACAATGCTACTAGGCCCGGCCATTCCTTTACGGAAACTACGGCCTCTTCAAAACATTCCAAAGACATAAAAGCGTAGTCTAACCGGAACGGCAACAACTGTGTACAATTGCTACAATTCCGGTCACACCGTGTGGTAACTACAATTTGTATAATATCGTTACCGCCGCTCTCCCATTTATCTATTGGAGCTAACATTTATCGGAATCCTCTCACCACAATGGAGTCCAACAGCGCTTCTAAACCCTGTGGTAGTTCCAAACTGACAATACCTTGAATAACGGTAACAGCTTCGCGGTTAATGTACAAATGCCCAATTAGTAAGCGCATTGCCTGCACAGCCCGCTCCGGTACCTGTTCCGCNGTGTCGCCATAGCCGGCAACAAACCGTATTGTAACAGCNTCCATTTGATTGCGAATTTGTGGCCAGGAATAGTTGTAAGCCAGAGCAATACGGGCNGGGTCTCTGGATGTTGAAACCACATATTCGCTGGAAGTCCAGGTGGCTACTGTACCTGTAGAATCAAGGTACTTAATAGATTCCACACTTTGCACAGGATTAATGGGCAAGGTTATATATTGCGCACGGTATGGGAATGCATCGATCACCATTTCCCATGTTTGTGTGGTTAAGGCACGGCCACGGGATTCGACGTACTCCGTAGCTGCATCCATTAACGTCCGCAATAAAACATCCTCGTCGTCAAAGTCTATCCGCAGATGGGCTTTGACTTCGGCCAAATCCAACGCCGGTATTGGCGGGGACGGCGAAATAATGCGACGTAAACCGATATTGGGTCTAAAAGCAGAGGCCACTACTTTTTCCTAGGTGTTGGCTTAGTCTTGACCATGCGTTCGGCCTGGGGTTCTACCATGGCTACTTCGGGTTCTCTGCCCATTGCAGCCACTACGGCGTCTTCCGGCTCGGGGATTTCCTCCCCAGGATTATTGGCCGCCATACCGTAAACTGGTTCGACGTAGCCTTGGTTAATTAGCGGGGCTGCATGGTGGTAAGCCATACGGACAACTTGCCCTTTTCGGGGACCTTCTTTGAAACGAACTTGCATAATGTTTTAATAAAAAGAATTCCTGGCCACAAACGACCATCCAGGTTTTTCTCCCTTTTGCGTTTAAAGAGATAGCCTGTGGCCAGGATAAGTTTACCAACCTTTCGTTGGCTTCTTTTTCTTCACCGTTAGTTGATAATCGCACTAGGCGGTAACTGAGAGGCATAGCGCGGTTCGCTAAGAATGTACGTAACGCAAGTCGGTGTAGACACCGAACCGGGATCCGTTACATCCACACGAACGCAGTCAAAATCGTTGTTCGTGTCGAGCATAGCTGCTTCAATTTCCAAAACGTACATCTCNTGCTTTGCTGCGTTACTCGTGGTAATCGTGCTAGAATACGTGGTTTTCACCAACGCATCACTAGCAGAGACATCAGCATTCTTCCAAGCATACGTAAAGGCCAGTGCCTTTTCCGTGCTGGGAGAATCGTCCACAGTCTTGCTCTGCTTTAGCGTAATAGCTGCGGTATCGCTCCCGGAAGCCGGGGCCATATCCACAATTACTGTCAGGTGATGATAGCCTTTCATGGAAACACGATCGCCAGCGACACCACCAGAGTTCGCCAAGCCATTGCCCCCACTTACTATCTTGGTTTTTTCAACAAGTCCACTCATATTTAAACTCCTTAATAGATTTCTGCTGTTGAGGCCGGTAGCTCCGCGCCTCAGGCCACAGCTTAGGCACGCGTTGCTAGGGTAACGTAAGGCGAATAGGTTTGGTCGCCCTGTAGGGGAGTAAACGGTAAATCCCACAAGGGCTGGCCGTTGATTCGATACGTGAAGCGGAAAGCAGTTTCACCGGTCAGGAACTGAACGTGAATTGACGTTGCGTACTGAAGTCCACCTTTTGTGATCGAGAGATATTGGTTAAGGTCGGCAAATATAATGTCGCCTTCTGTTCCTAATGCGGCGTTGTACATAGTCGGGATTATAGGTCGCCCGAACAACGTAGCAAAAGGCAAACCGCTAATTCCACCAGCCGGCATCCAAACGGGCACGCCCGAGCTTGCACCGGTGGAAAAGACCATCGTCATCAGCGACGGCTCGATGGCTTGATTAATAAACCATACTCCCGAAGACCGATTGTCCGACATCATACGATTATACATTTTCAAAATGTTCAAAAAGTTAATCGTACCAGCGACTTGACCACTCTCTTTGGGAACCGTAATCTTGGCACCGCAGTTCATAATGCCAAGACACTGGCCAGCGCCAGTTCCATTGATAATAGAGTTTTCTATCTTCAACTGAAATGCCTTAGGCACACCAGCATTGATAATACTCTGCAGAGCCGTGGAATCTTCCAGCAACTCGTCCGTTGCATAGCAAAGAGCACGAATCTTTTGCAGTTTCATATCAATCTGACGGAACTTGGGTTTGGAAGACGCTACCGTACCAGCTTCCTGGTCCCAGTAGGCGAAAATGCCACCCATAACTCCATTAGACAAATTGTTGTCATCAAATCCGTTCATCAAAATACCGTTAGCGTTGGCACCAACGTTGATTGTTTGGACACGGGGAAGAATTTGGCCCAAACTATAGGTACGCTCAACCAGGCCGGCAATGAATTCCTTCTGGACCAAGTATCCGCCATCGGAATCAATGGTTTCATTGGAGCCTAACGGAGCACGGACTTCCAACAGCTTGGCGCGAGCTTCACCCTTACCATAAGCTGCTTGAGCCACGTCTATCATTTGCTCGCCAAGAGACCGGTACGGACCACCCGCTTCCGTCCCAACTTCACGACCGAACTGAAGCTTAAGATCTTCGCGCTTAATCTGTTCCGAGCGCTCTTCCGCTTCCAGTTCAATCTTAACTGTTTCTAACTCACGAAGTTCGCCTTCATGAGCATTACGTTCCTCATCGGCCATAGCCCGAAAACCGTCACGCTCCTTTTCACCATCCTTGACCTTGGTTTTGGTGGCGTTGTGGCGTTCTTGCAGGCTCTTGAGTAGCGTGGCCCGCCGCTGTCGCAGTTCTGCTACTTTATTCATAAAGTTTCCCTCCTCTTAGGGAAAGATACAAAAAGACGCCGTGGTCCAGTATTTACTGAATTCGGAATCTTTCGGTGTTTTTGTGTTACGCTCCGGCGTGTAACGACGGGCCGTTTCACACAAAATTCGTCAATAAGTCTAATTCTCGCTGTCTGGCTTCACCAACAATATCATTAAGAATTAGTTCTTGGTTTCTCTGTTCCGCCGCTAATGCTTCAGCGTCGGGTAATTCAGACTCCTTAAAAATCGTTTCGGCTAGCTGCATCCGTTCCTCTTCGGGCATAGCCTCAGTAGTACGGTAATCGGGTGGGGTTTTGCCGTATCGGCTGTATTCCGCACGCAGGTGGTTGTATGCGGCCTCTTTGTCACTATTAGGAATGCGTACACCACCGCGAGCACCCAATAGTGCACCCATAGCCGCTGCCGCTCCACGCCAGTGGTGTTCTAGCTGGCCGCCGCGGATGTCGTGATGAGGCAATTTATAGCTACCGGCGTCTTCCAAGGCATTGGTGTCGAACCACGCAAAGCCTTCCTTGTATTTGCCCCAATTAATCTTTTCTGCGTCCCCGCTACCGTCCGAGCTTGCCCATTTGGCAATACGCTCACGGGCTTCAGTAGCGTCCCAGCTCTCACCTTCGGGGATTTTCGGCAGGTCCCCATGGTTGGCGAACCCGATTACCCCACGCTGCTCGTCTTCGGACGACCACATATCGTGAGAACGTTTTGCTACGGTAACGTCCGTGTCCTCATAAGCGGGATAAGTAACCACGCTGGTATCGAAAATCTCTTCCGCTTCTACCAACGTCCGCTTCGAGCGACCGTCCGCCATCTTTTCCCATTTGTCTTTCTTTGTGGTCCAAGCAAACGACATCTGGTCGATGTCGCCGCGTTGCATGCTAATAGCCAAATCCTTGGCAAATTGGGTGTCCGGCATCTCATTTTCTGTGTATAACCCACGCTCATCTTCCCGCAATGTTAACGTACCAGCCTTGGTACGACCAAGAACATAGTTCGGGTTGTGGTTGAACAACATTCGCACGTCGCTAGTCTTAATGGCATTAGCAAAGAATCCCGGAGCCACTTCTTCTACAAACCAGCCCATATCGGTCGGCGAATTAAACACCGCCGCGTGCCCACGAATGCGAGACGGAAGCTGCTTGGTAATATTGCCGGCCTCGTCCTTCTCCTGTGCCGCTGCTTCAAACTGTATTTCTTTAACGGCATAAGTCCGCCGCTCAATGTTTTTATTCACTTAAGCCTCCTTAGAGCTCGTATTACTGCGCTTTCAGCAATTCTTGTATGTCGGCAGCAGTGTCTTCGTCAATATGAAGCACCACTGTGGCCTCTACTTCTTCCCCCGGTATCTCATTATTGCCAAAAGGGGTAATAACAGTGCGTCCGGGGTATTGAAGGGTTACAGGGATACTAATATCCATAAAATCGTCCTTTCCGCCTTTACAGACCAATTTAAAGCCCCATTTAATGCCCCTAGCTGGCCCGTAGCATCGTTTTCGCGCTCGGCTTGGGGAAATACCTGGGTTTTCATGAATTGTTAGCTTTTAGGCGTGTCTTCGAGCTGAAATAGGTTCCTTAAGGCTTCCGCGACCACGCTAGCACGATAAGCACGGCTGGCGGCAGAAGGTGGCGGGGTTTCCGGAGGTATCGTACCGGCTTCAATCATATTCAACGGCTGTAGGTACACATCACCGCGTTCCACGTCATTCATATCTTCCAGCCGGCGAATGTCGTTAGCTGACAACCAACCCCAATTGCGGGCGACGGCATAAGCATCGAACCTGCTCTTAATGTCTCCACGCAATAAGCCGTTAACTGTGAACTTGGTGTAGTAGTCGTCGAAATCGTCGTCACTCAACAAATCTCGGTCCATACGCTGTTCCCACAGCACATACCAAGGCAACATGGTGATTGTCACAAATTCAATAGCCAAGTGTTCAATGTTGGAATATGTCGCGCGGGACAATTCCTTCAACATGTGCAAGGGAATATTAAACATACGGGCAAATTCGCCAATGTTAAACGTGCGGGATTCAATAAATTGACTGTCCTCAGCACTAAGGCCCAGCTTAACAACGTCCATACCGTCTTCCAAGAACATGGGACGGTGGAAATTGTCTACACCAACGTGTTCCGAGTCAAAAGACTCCCGTAAATGGCGTAAAGCAACATCACTCAGCGATTTGGGGTGCTTAATGGCAAAAGGTATTTGTGTTCCGTTAGAAAACAGTCTCGAACCGTGCTCTTCCGTAGCTGCCGCTTGGCCGAAAACGTTACGGAACAATGTAATTAAGGAATCACCCTTAATACCATCACTACTGAGTCCCCGTAAGTGGAACATCGCCCCTGGGGGAATTGGTCGTAACACACCATTGGGCATACGGTGACCATAGCCGATTTCCCGATCGTTGATCTGTTTAACCTCAATACGGTCCGGATGGCGTGGAATCAGCATAATCGGGTAGCCGTTGTCGTCGAATATAATCTCCGAGTAGGCATTAC